CATGCACTCTTCGAGCACCGCCGTCCGGCCGCTGTTTTCCGCGCCGCTGTAGAGGGCCTCGAACTCCGCCCGGAAGCGCTCGCGGGCCTCCGGGCTCCACTCCGGCGCGGCGGCCGGCCGGCGCACGATGCCGTTCATGCGGGCCGCGTTGCGCCAGAAGCCTTCCCGGTAGGCGCCCGCCGCGTGCTCTTCGGCCAGCACCCGCCGCAGCGTCTCCAGCGGCGAGAGGCCGGCGATCGGGTTTTCCGGGTTGTAGCCGGCGAAATGCACCACGTCCTCCGGCGCCAGCTCGTAGCGCCGGCCGCCAATGTTCAGCTCGTAGCCCGTAGCCACCAGCCCTCCCTGCGGCGTCACATACATCGGCGGCAGCCGCAGCAGCCCTGACAGCCGGCCCTCCAGCCGCAGCTTCAGCCAGTAGGCGTTGAAATAGACGCCCAGGTCGCCAATGAGCGACTCCACGAGCCGGTAGTACGTCGTCTTCGCCGGTGGCGGCAGCGGGCGCGCCAGCACCCGCGCCAGCTCGTGGTCGCGCAGCCGCTCGCGATCCGTCTCCGACACCCGCCGGAAGACGTGCAGCCCGAGCTGGGCGATGTTGCGGGCCAGGAAGTCCACACACGTCCGCACGTTCGGCTGCGTCCGATAAAGTGTGGCGTACTCATAGTTAAAGCTGTCGTAGAAGCGCACGTCGCGCCGCATGAGCGGCGTCCAGTCGCGCTGCACCGTCTCCAGCTGCCCAAGCGTCACGATGGCTGCCATTAGCGTCCGGCCTCCGTTTGTGCGAGGACTTGAATGAAGTCCACGTCGCTCCGCAGCACGGCCACTTCCCCATCCACGATGTGCGCGGAACGGTTATCGCGGTCGGCGATCATCGCCGCCTCCCGCAGAATCAGGTACGGGCCGGCGTGCCGCCAGACGAGGCCGCGAAAGACCGTGCCGCTCTTGAGGTTCACGACCACCGTGCGCAGCTCCGGGTAGGGGCGCAGAAAATTAAGCATACGTAAGCCCCCTCTCCTCGTACACACTCTTCTGGCGCTTGCCGGCGCCGGAGGCCACCGCATCCGTGCGCGCCTCCCAGCTCAGGATGGCCGCCATCGCGCCGTCAATCTTGTGCGGGCTCTCCGGCCGCTCCTTGTAAATCGTCCACAGCGGCACGCCTTCTTCGTCTCTGAGCCGCAACGTCTTGCGCACGGCGTTACCCACATGCCGCGTCAGGTGTTCGTTCCCGTCGTGCAGCAGCTCGCCGGAGGCGATGGCCGTGTTAAAGCCCTTGATGGCGTAGGCCATGGCCTTCCAGCGGTTGGTCCACCACTCGACGACACGCTTCTCCCCGTACTTGCCGGCCCACTCCGCGACCAGCGATTCCCAGTACGGCGGGTCGCAGTACATGCGCCACACGCGCCAGCGCGCGAACGCCTCGGCCACCACGGCCTGCACGTCGTCGGCCGGCACTTCCCACTCGTCGACGTTTTCCGGCTGCTCCCACAGGCCGCAGAGCCACTGGAAGCCGGTTAAAATTTCCGTGGCCACCAGCGCCGTCGCGTCGTGCCAGCGCCCGCCGTCGAAACCCAGGGTGATGGCCGCGCCGTCCGCCGGCAGGTAGCCGGGGTCGGCCAGCTCCTTCCAGCGCTCCACGTCGAAGGCCCGCTCCGAGGCGCGCACCAGGCGGTTGAGCCAGACGCGCTCCAGGTACGTCTTGTCGGCCGTCGGGTCGCGCCACTGCTCGACGATGCCGTCCACGTCGCTCCAGGCCGCCACCGGCCCACTGGCCTCAATAACGGCCGCGCGGATGCCCTCCGGCGTCGCCAGGTCGTGCTTGTCCGACGCCTGCCGGTGGAAGAAGAAGAGCCGTGAATCCTTGATAGCGCCGCCGGCTACCTGCCGGGCATAGTCCATCGTGTGCTCGGCGACGCTGTCTTCGCCGGGCGCGGGAGCGGTGGTCACTTCCAGGCTCCAGGCGTCGGAGAGATAGCGCTTCGGAATGTTGGCCAGCATCGTCCGGTGTGCCTGGCGCAGCCGCGGCGTGGTGAAGCGGTGCGTCTCGTCGAACACCTGGAAGGTCGTGCGCGCGCCGTCGCGGGCGTTGGGGCTGGTGGCCAGGCTGACCGCCTTCCCGTCGCCGCCCGCGCGCATAATGCGCTCGATGCCAATGTCGAAGTCGCCAGCGAGCGGGCTGTAGCCGAGGATGACGCGCAGCGCGCCGTAGGCCAGCTCGTCCGACTGCTCTTCGGTGTAGGCAACCATCGGGATGTACGGATCGGTCACCCCAACGCCGACCGGGTTGCCGCTTGCGTCCCATCCGTCGCAGCGCACCGGCCCGTCCGGGTGCAGCTCCACCGCCGCGATCAGCGCCGCCAGCTCCGTCTTGGCGCTGCCTTTCCGGAGCGAAAGCGCCACGCGCTTGAAGCGCCGGCGCCCGGCCTGCGGGTGGCCCTGCGGGAAGACCTCGTACATGCGCCAGATGAGCGCCCGCTTCTCCTCGTCGAGCTGCACCGGCTGCCCGCGCAGGTCGCCCGGGCCGTGTACGAGGTAGCTCTCGATGAAGTCCACGACCTGGCCGCCCAGGGACGGGTAGCTCTCCTTGTCGACGGGCACCATGAGGATGGTCATTCGATACCCAACCTTTCCACACAAGCCTTGATGACCTTCGCATCCCAGAGGGCATTGTGCTTGGCTTCATCCGGCCCTGGCTCAATCCCGGCAAACTCCTCGCGGCTAATGTCGGGATCTATGCCCCGCAACTTAAAGGCAGTGGATAGGTCGAATGGGATATAGTAGACGTTGTCGGGAATGTTGAAGTCGTGACCCCATAACTGATTGAACAGCATCCAGTCATAGGCGTAGCAGTCAGACCAGATTTCAACCGCATCATATTGGGATAGCCAATCTTCCAGGCGGGCGGCGACGAGCTTGGCGTTTCCCCTGACTCTGGCATGTTCGTAGTCGTCGTATGCCAGAGTCAACTCCAGGCCTGGGAACTGGTGCAGCTCCAGGTTGTTGACAACGTGGTCCTGAATCCAATCGTCTACCTGGTCCTGGTCATAGTCCGTCAATTCTGCATAGAACGTATGCCCATCCTCGGCAACCAAGCCGATGCTGATCAGCGTCGTGTTCTGGTGCAGGCCAGTAAACTCGGTATCTAGGTAGACTCTCATTCCAGCGCCCCCCGCGGATCCCCGCTGATGGGCGTAGCCTGCCGCGCCCGGCGCCGCTCGTGCTTGTCCTTGGCCTCCTCGCTGGCCGCGGCCTGCCATTCCAGGCGCCGGCGACTGAGCGGCGTCAGGCCAAACTCGCGCTCCAGCAGCCTTATTTCCCCCCCGATGGAGAGCCGCGCCGTCATGCTTTCGGCTTTCCAGTACATGTCGACGAAGAGCACCAGGCGGAAGATGGCCCCGAGATCCGCGCGCATGTACTCGTAGTGCTGCGGCGAGGCCCATACTTCCTTCCACCAGCGCTTTGCCAGGGCGTGCCACACCTCGCCGTCGGGATGCGCCGGCAGGCGCGGCTTTTCCAGCGGGGCCTCCGGCGCCAGGACCGCCCGCGTCGTCGATTTGTTGCGGCGTTGCCGCAGTTCAATGGCCTTCGGAGCCGGTCCCGGCATAGTCTGGCGATCCTGTACAGAAAAAAATCTGATTACCCGCGCGAAAAATTTCGAACACTTGTTCTACGATTGCGACGCCCCTACCCGGCATTGCCAAACCCCCCGTCATGGCGCGCCGTCTTCTGACTGTGGTGGCGGTGACAGAGCGACTGGAGGTTCCCCCAGTCCAGGATAGAGCCGCCTTTCGACACCGGCGTGATATGGTCTACCTGGGTGGCCGGGCCGCCGCAGACGACGCAGAACGGATGGTTGAGGATGTACTCGTTGCGAACGACCGGCCACTCCGGTCCGTAGTCGGTGATGCGCCCTGCTTGCTTGCGGCGGTGGAACTGGCTGCGCTGCCGGGCGCGCTCGTGCTCGACGCACAGGCTGCCCCTGCCCGTTACGAGGTTAGCGCATCCCGGCCTGCTACATACCTTTGCTGCTCGTCTTAACCTGCTCGTCATCTGTCGTCTACATCCCCGAAAACGAAAAGGGCGCGACCTTCTGCCAATGCAGATGAGTCGCGCCCAGGAGTCCCAAGCGGTTCAGTTGTCAGGCTGTCGAGTTTAGCTCAGCAGCCACTTGTGAATATGGTAACGTATTGTAGTCTGTCAGTCAACTATTGTTGCATTGTCCCGCTCCTACGCATCGCCTCTTATCCACGCCTCTTCCAGCGTGCGCACACCACCCGGATACCAGAACAACCGTTGCGGCGCCGCAGCTAGGTAAATGAAGTAGGCGACTGGATAGAGCGATACAAAGAAGCGTTCCACTATTGCTACGGTAGTGCCATCCTCATATTCGACCCTGGCGATACCAGGCGTTACCGCAATCCGCTCCAGCTCGTGCCAGCCCTGCTTTTCGAGCAGGTCTTGCAGAAACGCAACGGCGACGATGGGCCGGAGCCAATCAAGGAAATCAGCCATTACTCACGCTTACCTGCATCTCTACAACCTCTCTACAATGGCCTGTCGAGCCTGCTCGGCCTTGCGCCCGACGCCGCCAAAAGCGAACTTGTGTTCCTTGCCATCGTTGGTCTTGATGACGAGCTGCTTTGTCACCTTCGTCACCTCAACCTCGGCGATGTTGCGAAAGGGGATAGTCTGCTTCTTGCGATAGGGGATCATCCCTTCGACAACCTCGATACGGTTGTCATGCACCGTCAACTTGAGAAACGCTCGTTTGAACGTCTGTGCCATTAGAACCTCCCTTGCTGTCTGACTTTTTCTGGCAGCGTCCCTTTACGCAGCCGCCCGTATCGTACCAGATTCTTCTCCACCTGTCGCAGCCGCATGATGAGCGCTTCTCGCTCAGCCTCCAGGTCGTCGAGCCAGGCGTCGAGAGGCACCTGCTCCACGGCCACGGCCTGCGGTATCTCGTGGCCGCTATTCCCGCCGTCGGTCAATGTCTTGTCCTATTGTCTCTTCTCCATTCTACCACACTGCCCGTGCTGCCGTTGTCAGTCATAAGGCTAGAACGGCGGCGGCAGAGCGTCATTGCCGGGCACGTCACAAATATCAGTTGCCAGCACCGCCATCCACCAGGAATAGCGCAGCCCCCAGCCGTCGCGGGCGAACCGTAGCCAGTAACGGACACGTCGCGCCAATCGTTTCAGGTGCTTCATGTTGTCTCCTGTAGTCTCAAATAGTCCTGAATGGCCTGCCGCGCTTCCTCGAAGCCGTAGGCGACGCACGTCTGCCAGCCCTCGGCAGCCAGCGCGTCCAGCCATTCGCGCTGCTCTGGCGTGGGCTTGTTCCGGCCGAACTTCATTTCCAGCGCCAGGCCGTGGTAGCCGCCACGGGCAACGGGCAATAGCACGTCAGGAACGCCGGCGCGGAC